ACGGGGATTCGCCCATTGCAACAAAATGAATATTGATACTGCGAAACCCGTCTGTAAGCGGGATTTCAATATCCGTTCCAGCCCCCGAGATAGGCGCGAAATAATACCGAGGCGCACCCGCAGCGCCCTCCATTGTCGCAATCGGGTTGTCCCTGATTTGGTTCAATAGGGTTTCATTGATGGGGCTTCCAGCATCAATCTGCGCATCTGTGATAGGGGTGTATGTGGTCATGTTGTTCTCCTAGAAAATCTGATAAGCCCCACTCCCATCAGGGAAAATGTTTGTGTCAGCCGATATGAATGCGCTTGTAGCCTTCTGCTCACCCGTTGCGCTATTATAGTCTGGAACGCTGTTTTCTGCTACACCCGCAAAGCGCCCGGAATAAACGTTGCTCTCAGCCTTGATCCGCAGACGATTGCCGGGGTCAAATTCATCTACACTGACCACTTGTAATGTGAGGCTTTGCGCCTGTCCGGTCTGGTCAACAATCAATCGGCTTGTGAGGCGAACAATATTGCCAATTGCAAGATTGTCTTTGTCTTTATAATCCGCGACAAATTCAACGGATTTGGGAGTGTCGCGGAACTTAGCCACCATCTTATTTGCGGCTATTCGCGCTTGAATATCATTGCCCTCAAGCCCAAACCAAGGCATGAAAATTTCAGTGATCCGGGTTTGGTCATATTCATTTTCACTTTCCGCGTCACCGTCGCGCGTGACATTCAGCTTGCGGAACTCCGACGATTTGTCCGGCTCTTCGCCAAATGAAATGACAGAATGGTAAACCCAAGCCTGCGATAGCCTTTGATCGTCAAGGTCAACAGGTGCCCCGGTCTTTTCCAGAATGGTTGCATCGTCGCTGACTTCATAAACAGGCTCATCAATCCACACAGGACGATTAGCCCGCATCTTGATTTCTTGCGCCTCATCGTCCCACCACCACGAAATTCCCAAAGCTGCTAACTCTGACATGAGAGTTAGAACTGGCTGTGGCTTGGCAATAGTCCGGTTGAGCGGCATTCCGCTCATCCATTCAATAGTTTCATCTTCCCAATCAGTCGATGGAATGGCAGACGCGTCAATCCCGGCGTATGTCGTCAGCAGGTCAGCCGCGACCAGATCAACCCGCCCATTCTCGACCCGGTAAGCCTCTTGGAACGTATCATCGGGCGAATGCGCCTCGGCCTGCGTTCCTTCCTCGCCTCGGCTGGTCAGTGTGACCGTATCACTCGAGCGCGTGAACTGAACAATCTCCTTGCCTATCGAAGCCCATCCAGACGCCGCATATTCTTGGTCTCCAATCCCTGCGGGCTTCAATTCAATTGTTTGACCCACAGCAGCCGTGACGCCCAAAGTCAAGCGCCCGTTATTGGGCTTGGGACATTGCGCAAGCTTCTTGTCTGTTAGGATAAGCGGGTCTTGCGCTGTTTTTGATACATTGCCTTGCGCATCTGGCCCATCCAATTCGGTGATAATGTATTCCCGCGCCGGGATTGAATTTATGTCATCTCCGACAAAGCCATTTTTTATGCGGATTTTGCGCTTGTTGTAGTAAGGCCAACGCGCCCGCAGGCGTGTAAAGAATGTGCCCCGGTCCTGTGGCTCATAGCCCACGCCTGATTGCTGCGCTGCGCCTGTTCTGCGCTCATCTGCGTATTTGTCAAACCCGTTGTCGTTATCCACGAAATCGCGGAACTTCACCTTAACCCGAGCGCGTTTGCCAAACGTCCCTAGCCGATCATCCGTCGCGCCAAGCGTGATTTGCGTGGGGCTAGTGCTGACCGAAACAAGGGCGGGGTAAATCGTTTGCCCTTTTGGAAGGCCCGAAATGTTTTTGCCAAAAGTCAGGGTTTTGGTTGTGCGGAAATAGTCAGCTTTCGCCTGACATGTGAAAAACGTATTGAAGCACTTGCGGCTAGTGTCGATCAATTGACCATTCGGCCCCGGAATTTGAGCGCCGAAAACAGCCGAGCAAGAGCCAACGCGCCGGAACTCAACCAGAGTTACCGTGCCACGGAAATTGTCTGCGAGAGGGCGCAGGCCAGCCCGCCCGCTTGTCGTGCAAACCAACTGCTCAGTGAAAGTCCCGTTTGTGCTGCGGCTTGTGCCTGTTGTTGCCCCACACAGAGCGCGAATTTCGCCAGCGGTTACATTGGTAAGCGTGAACGTGATTTCATAGGTTTCCCCAATCGTCAGCAAATCGAGTTGACGCAAAATGCCCGTTCCGTCTGCGTCCTTGATTGCGGCCCCCGGAACAACATTCCAGCCAGCGCCCGAAAGCCACGAAGAACCAAGGCCATACTCAAAACGCGGATCGACAATCAGTTGCCGCCCCGGAACATTGGCCTGTCCATAGGAATTGTCACACGTATCAACGTCCAATTCCACAAGCTGCATGGTTTCGCGCATTAGGCTCATTCTTCAGGCTTCTCCGCATCAGGGTAGGCTTTTTTGAGGGCGTCCCACGACTTATAGAGCCGAGCGCCCTTGCCGACTATGACCTTGGCATTATCGTCAGGAATAGGCGTAACGTAGGTTCCCGTTTCATCTTTTCGCGCAACGTATCTCATTTTGACCTCACGTGTTGATTACCACAGTCACACCTTTGCCTTGAAGGCTGACCACATTTGCATTTGCTGCCCCACCAGTAGGCGCAGCATTAAAGCCAGACACGTCAACAGTCTTTGCTCCCGTCCATGTTGTAACCTTTGTGTCAGCTTCGGACAAAAGCAAATCAACCTCTGCCTGAGTTAGACCCGCACTGCGAGGTTTAACTATGAGCCAAACCATGTTTGTTGTAGTGAATGCCCAAGTTCCCGAAACAGTCAGCGGGCCAGCGGCATTGAAAATAAACGTGTTTAAGCTTGGCGTGCCCATGCCAAACACATTTCCGGTTATCAGACTGCCCTCACTCACCCCGGTATTCAGGAAAGTCAAAGTTGATTTGAACTCAGCCAAATCACCCGAAATAGAACCATAATTGCCCTGCGAAAGCAATTGCAGGTTGGGCGGTAGTGCTGCAACATCTCCACTCACATTGATGCCGCTTGTGGTTGTAATCTGCGTTAGCGTTTTGGGCAAATCGTCTGTGCTGAATGTCAGGTCGCCCGACGACACATTGAAAACCCGCGCCGTGTCGCCCTTGGTCTGCAAATAGATGGTTTGCGCAGGAGCGGCCAAGAACGAAGCAGAAGCCGTGGACGCAGCAACATTAGTCTGCACTGACGTAACACAGCGCCAATCCTCATTTGCAGTTGTGGTGATAGTCAAATCAAAGCCCGTGCTGTCACCAATCGGAATGCCTGTGCTTTGATACCCGCTTTGATCCGCGTCAGGCTGGTCATATAGACGCATTTCCATATTTGCAGACATGTAGTCCTTCGGCCCTGCGTTTGACGGTGCCATGACGCCACCGTCACGCCAAGCATAGAACGCATCGTCATACTTGCCGGGACGCCACGCCCAGAAGAACCCGCCGCCGCCGTTGTAATGCTTCTGAAACCCGTCGAAGTCCCTTGTGCGCGGCCCCCCGGTCTGCCCCGGCGCAAGCAATGTGAATGACGCGCTGGCCTTAGACCCTCGATTGATCTCACGAGTTCCCAAAAGGTTGCCGCCTTCGCTGACATTGCCCACCATTTCGACCATGTTTGGCGTGATTGGGGGCGCATATCCCTGATAGAACCTGTCATTGAAAATGAGTTCCTGCCCGAAGAATAGGACGCCAATAGAGGGGGCAACATCGCTATCCTGAATGCGAACACGCCATTTTTCACCCGTGCGAGGAGTGAAACGCCAAATCAAAGCGCCATTGTTAACAGGTGCAATCAATGGGAGTTCATTAAACTGCCACGCGCCCCCAACATAACGCTCAACAAATACTCGCCGCAAATCGTCTGCCAGGTTATGCGCAGCAATCCCAACGCAAGAAATCACGTCTGTTGTCGCAACCTCGATGCTAGCCGCACTGCCCGCCGTTAATGGGGCGCAAAAATCATATGTTGTGCCAGTTGCGCAATTGGACGCATTGCCACCCTCTGCAACGCCACCGGGGGCGCTTACATTTGCTGTGGTGACTTTGTTGTCCCACAAAACAAACGGGTTGTTTTCCCACCCGAGCGATTGAAGTTCCGCCTGCCTGTCGGCGGTTGTGAATATCTGTTCAATCATCTTGCCACCGTGATGCTAAGGCCTCTGTCGCCCGCCTCGTCATTTAGCCTGTCAAATAGGTCTGCCACGTCGCCGGGGTTGCCTACGCCTTGCAGGTTTAGAAACACGTCTAGTGGCCCAAGCCCTCCGCTTGATGTGCCACCCCCGGTACTTCCCACACCTGTCGTACCGGGGGTGGCACCCCCCGCTCCACCGCCAGCGCCACCTTGGGAAACACTACGTATGGCCGAGACTGCGCCTAACCCCGCCGCTAAGACTTGTGCGCCTGCGGCAAGTCTTGCCCAGAAGGGCATGGGTTCAGGGCTGTTCAAAACTTTGTTATAAGCGCCCCAAGCGTCCATAAGGGCTTGGGCCGCAAGGAAAGACTTGGATAGGGCTAAAATACGTTGGTTGCTAGAACCCGTCATTGACACAAGATTGCTGAAATACGAACCCCAAGCACCTAAACGATCCGAAAGGTGACCCTGAGTAAGAGCCTTCACTTGGGCGAAGAAGTCCTGAATTCGTTTGAGACGACCCTCTAGAGACCCAGACCCATCATCATCGTCTTCACCCCCGCCCAACAGGCTATCCATGTCGAGTCCTTCATCCTTGATGGACGCCAGAATCCCCTTGATACGCTCAAGGGAAGGAAGGGCTTCCCCTAGGGTATCGGTGGCCACCCCGAAAGCATCAACCGCGCGTTTGTTTAGTTCGTCTATTTTGCCTTCTATTTCGGTGGTTTCAAATTCCCCCAACGTAAATGGGATGTTATTCATCCGCATGACGTCGTTGAAGGATTTTACAAACTTGTTGAAGAAGTTGCCCCATCTTTGGTCAATGGCAAGGATAGCCTCCAAGAAGGAAGCTTGAATAGACAACGCTGCGCCCCTTGCGGCCATTTGTAAAGCAAAAAACACATCGTCCGAGTTCGTAAATAGCTCAGTAATCAACGACCCAACTAGAGACAGTGCCTCTGACAGGCCACCAGCGGCCTTGGTGAACCGTGCCACTTGTACAATTATTTCAGTCAGTGTTAGAACAATGGCTACGGGTAGAAAACGCCTAAACAGAGAACCCGTCGCAGCCAACGTTGCTGCTAGGGACATTGTAGCAACACGAGCGGCAACAATCGACCGCACCCATCTTCCAGCAAAAAACGCGGCTGTGATGCCTGCAGCAATCAACAAACGGTCTAAGTTGTTCACTACAAGAACTAGAACGTCTCCGAACGCACTCACAACGTTTTGGGTTACTGACACGATTGACCGCATGACAGGTTCTAGGACCCCGAAAGCTGCAGCAACGTCAGTCCCACTTTCGGCGGCATTCTTGAGGACCTTGGCCAGTGGGAAAGCTACGGCAACTACCGCGCCAATAACCGCGCCCCAGATACCGAAGCCCTGAATAAGCTGAGGCAGCTGCTGAGACAACGCAACCGAAGCAGCTGTGCCATTACCCATTTGTACGGCGAGGTCGCCCAACTGGAACGAAGTATTTTGAATACCCAATTGGAATGCTCGCGCTCGTGAAGTAGTTCGGCTCAGTCTGCGCGAAATACGGTCCGTGGCGACAGCGGCTGCATCAAGCTTTTTAGTGGCAACACTCGTGGTGGTGCCCATTTGCTTCATGTTCTTGTTAACTTTGGTTACAGCCTTATCAATATTCTTGAGGTAAGTCTCAAGCCGATTCTGACGTAACTTAGAAACAACCTCTTTGGCACGTTCGCTAGTTTGGCGCAGTTTGATTTGCGCCTGCTCCGTGTTAGCGGTTACTTCTATTTCAACGGGAGGCAGCGCCATATTTATCCCACCACTCTTCGTCTGTTAAGTCGTCGTCGTCAAGAAGACTTTGTACGTCCTCGTCTGTCAAATTACCCGCGTGTTTATTCGGGCTGTTGAATTCGTACAGAGCATTCCACTCTGATAAGGTCATTTCCCAAAACTCGCTGGGTTGTATGCCCCAAGAAACAGCGAGTTGGAATAGGAGGGTCCAATTTAGGGGTTTTGGCTCTCCTGTTCCTCGGGTTCCGGCTTTTTTCCTTCGTCCTCTCCGTCGATCCCCAGACACTTGGCTAGTGCTTCCACCAAGGACGTCAACTGATCCCCGGATTTCAAAACGTCTTTTTGCAGGACTTTGAAGGCACGGTCTTCGTCCATCATGCCCCCTGCAGCCTGTACGAATGCTGTGGCAAGATACGCAAGTTCGAAAAGGGGCGGTGAACCAGTGCTTAGCTTGGTCAGGATACCCATAGCCGAAGAAGGAGAGAGTTCGCTCTCAATCTTCCGCATGATCCGGTTGCTGGGCACAAACTCATAGTCTTTGCCATTGAAAGTGAATTCTACTTCGCGAAAAACAGGCATGGTGTGGGGCCTTTCAGTTCGGGTTTATATTAAGGGGTGGGTGTCCAAGTTTGTGCCCCGGACGACATCATGTTAACGGTGAAGGTGATGGCCTCTGGACCTTCAGCACCACTAGCTTGGAAACTGCCGAGGAAAACCGTGCCTGCGAGAGTTCCGAGTCCGCCGACCATAGTTTCATGGGCGTGTAGTGAAGTCCCATCGGCTGCGGCCTGTACAAGAGCAAAAACACCAGCATCTTTAAGGACGCCCTCAGCGGTCATTTCAAAGCTCTTCTTGCCGATGCCGTTCAACAGGGTCTGAATCCCAAGGTCGTCCTTGTCGGTGATGTCAATGGGTTCGTTGTTGATGGTGAAATTGTCAGTTTGTGCGCCTACTACGGCGACTGCGCCCGAACCAAGATCGAGTTTGATCCGAAGTTTACGTCCTGCTTCTGCAGCCATGTCAAGTCTCCTCGTATATAACGTTAAGAAGCATCAAGCCTCTACGGGTGTGCCCATCGGGGTCTAACGTATAGCCAACACTTTGGACGTCAGAAGTTACTAGGCTCAGGCCTAGTATAGCATACTCCGTCCGGTGAAACAAGTTATAGAGGCGGTCGCCTATAGCCTTTGCTTCTACATAGTCATTTGAGCGTGTCCACACGTTAATCTGTGATACACTTGAAAAGCCATTTATGTCCTTGTCGTCCCAAGGCCCTGTGTCGTCTGGACCAAAACTAATAAATGGGAAATAAGAATCGTCGGCGGGGTCGTCGATTTGGGGCACATCAGAGAAGATGGGGTTTAAGCCCCATGCCGTAGACAGCGCCCCAATTAAGGTTGCGTCATTGTTCATGACATCGAAGAGGGCACCTTGTAGCGCGACATTGCTCATCTTGCTAGTATCCCCCTAACTTTGCGACGAACGGCGTCTGGTATGCGCTTATTCAACACCCGAATTTCCGGTACCCAGACAGGCCGTGGAAGAATGTTTTTAGTTAACATACCGAATTCCAATATACGTGCGTACAGTAAGGCCGATCCTATCGAAATTTCACCCGGCCCGATTGATTTCACACCCCAATTACGGATGGATTTGACCAAGCGCCCCGTGTCTGTTGCGGGTGGCTCTTTTGGCGCGGACGCCCGATGCAAACGCTTCGGGTTATACCGACGATACAGCCGCCCCCGTCCCGGCTGGTTTATCTTCTTGATGATGCGTCGAATGGCCAACTCGCCTTCTTCTTTAACTGCATCATCAACAGCAACGTCTAAGTCGGACCCCAAATGACGTAAAGCCGACTGCAGACGCTCCAAGCCGTGGATTTTAACTGTAAAATCAGTCATGACGCTGCCCCCGCCGTAACATAAACATTATAGAAACGATTGCGGTATTCGATGTTTTCCACAAACACGATGTCATAAAATCGGTCGTTGGCTGAAATTCGATGTTTCTCGACCAATCCCGGAACGTAGCGCATTTGGATTTTCCAGCGAGCCTGCGCCTCTAGTCTAGTGGACTGTAAACGTTCCCAACCTGTGATCGCCGTAAAAAGGCAATGGCCAGAAAACTTATCCGACCAAGTTTCGTCAAATCCACCAAAACCATTGGGCACACGATTTTGTTCTTGCACAGTGAAGGCAGTCCGAAATTTGCTAGGTTGTATGTCGCAGCACTTAGCCATCTACTTGCTTCCAAACCGCCGCACCCGGCGTCCCATTCACACACACATAAAGGTTTGAGCCATCGTACACCATTGATCCACTATCGAAACCCGTGGTTACGTCATCTGTGGCAGTTGGTGCCGACGACGCGCTAAAATTATGGCGCAAGATTATTCTCTGCACGTTTAGGGTAGCACCCTCGTCTAACTTGTAAAAGTATACAGGCTTCCCAAACTCACTCTCGGGCATCTGACAAATAAGGCTACCCTTGGGACAGTCCGTGGAAATTTTAGAGGGGTCATGGTCCACAACCACAAACTGAATGTCAAATCCTAGGGAATTTTCAGATAAGATAGCCATTAGTAGATTCTCCCATAAGAAAACACTTCCCAGTCCCACTGCTGCCCACTGCGACCCCGTACTTGGAACAAAAAGTCCACCCCGGACCCCTGGACTCGGAAATTCAAACCCACTTGAGTGGTTTTTCGGAATATAGTAGACACGTTTCGAACAACTTCTGGAGTGCCCGCGTTGTCGGTCAACAACGCCGCGTATTGGGCCGAAAAATAACCATAAGCGTCGGTCCGCTTAGCGACGACATCAAAAATAGACGTTACAGCCGAATCAGCAACCATTGGTAAAATAGCGATGGTAGTCCACGCATTGTTGGCGGTGGATACAGTGCTAAGGTCCACAATATCCACTTCGTGTTGGACAAAGTCCTGTTGTTCAGGCGTCAATGGAGGTATGATAGTGTTTAAGCTCAACGAAGCACCTTTAAGGAATTGGCAGGGGACTCCGAACGGACCCAAACCCGCTGTTCTGCGGATGCGCTTGTGAATACAAAATCCCAATCAGCCGAAAAAGACTGTATAAGGATT